GAGTTTATTGTTGGTGCTGGGAAGGTAATTCGTAAAAAGCTGAAAGAAAAGCCTGAGGTTGATATTTGGATTGCGGGTGTGAGATTTAACGAGGAAGTGGCAATGCTTAACCAGTATACTGGTGCAGTAACTTATCGAGGCACAGACCTCGCTATTTGGCCCGAAAAGGGAGTTGCTCAGGGGAATGTAGCAATGCCCACTTTCAGAACTAAAGTTTTTGAAATAAGTCCATTTCTCAATACTATGAAGCCTGAGTTTGCAAACTTAACAGATCTTGTTCATGTAACCGCTTGCCAGCAAAACGGATTTAAGATTGATTGGTTTGGAGAAGCACTATACTTAGTGCGTCCTTCCAAAAAGCATGTCAAAGGTCTGGATTCTGTTAACGGGAGGGGGAAATGATTAGTTTAATTTGTTCTAACTATAATTCGGCAAAGTGGATAGATCGTTATCTGGGGTATGTGAATAACCAGTTCCTTGAGGTTTTTGAGATTATATTTATAGATGCAAATTCTACAGACGGCTCTTTACAAACTATTGAAAACTATAACTTTAGAGCGGGTATTGAAAAAACTATAATCAAGTGTGAAGATCGTATTACTATTTATGAGGCTTGGAATAAGGGACTTGAAGTAGCTAAGTATGATTGGGTGATGAATTATAATACCGACGATAAGATCTTTCCTGGTAGTCTTTTAACTTTAAGTACTTATACAAAGCTGCTCCTTGATGTAGATGTTTTCTATTCTAACTGCTGGATTTCGAATAGTGAGAATCACAGTAGACTAGTTGGTCATTTTAATTGGAATAATGCTAATGATCTTGCTATGTTGTTAAACTTCGGTTCTTGTTGTGGTCCTTTCCCTCTTCTTAAGAAGAAGAGTATTATAGAGATGGGAGGTTTTGACACCAAGTATACTTTTAGTAGTGATTATGATATGTGGTGTAAACTAAGCTCTAAAGGATATAAGTTTGTAAAAATTGATGATGTGGTGGGAAGCTACTATCACAATCCTAAGGGAGTAAGCACTAATCCAGGTAACCACCAAGAAAGAGTTATAGAGGACACTAAAATCAGGCAATTTTACGGATGAAATATTTTTGCACCTTATATGCGGGAGATGTATAAATGAAAGTAATTTCCTTTAGCTTATGGGGAGATAATACTCGCTACACTTTAGGAGCTTTGCAGAACGCAAGCCTAGCCAAGATCGTTTATCCAGACTGGATGTGCAGATTTTATGTGGGACAAAGTACTCCACGCATTATCGTTGACATGTTAAAAGAGTTTAATAATGTTGAGGTTGTGGAAATGGAGGAACAAGGGGATTGGACATCAACGCTCTGGAGATTTTTAGCTGCAAGTGATCCTCATGTAGAAGTTATGCTATCTAGAGATTGCGATTCGCGTCTGTGGTTTAGAGAAAAGGCTGCTGTTGATGAGTGGTTAGCGAGTGATAAGGACTTTCATATTATGCGAGACAATAATCAACACAATACAGCTATACTTGCAGGTATGTGGGGTGCTAGGAATAAGGCTGTGTCTACTATGGATCAGCTAGTTAATGATTATGCAAAAGGTGATTACAAGCAAGCGGATCAGTGTTTTTTACGCGATATTATTTTTCCAGAGGTTAGAGAATCTTCCTTTGTTCATGATGAGTTTTTTGATAAGAAGCCTTACCCCACACCTAGAGATCCAAACCATTTCGTAGGACAAGCCTACGCAGGAACAGGTCAAGTTCTCCATTTAAAGGATGTATACTTTCAGGATTACATGAAGGAGTCTTGTGCAACGGTTCTATAGTCAGCAGGGCGAAGACCTCTTTGTGTTCACGAACTTCATTAATCAAAAGCGAGATGATGGTAGATATTTAGAATTAGGTGCGCTCGATGGAGTAACTTATTCAAATACTAAATTCTTTCATGACCATTTAGGATTTAAGGGAGTCCTTATCGAACCTCTCCCTTCGGCATACAAAAATTTGTCCACAAACCGTTATGCTGATAATACTTATAATGTAGCCATCAGTTCTTCTAATGAGCCTGTATCTTTTGTGGGCACTTGGGCTACCGCAGGAATGACCTCCGTTATGTCCGACTCCTTTAAAGATGCACACCACCCTAATGGAGAAGAGTATCAGGTAAACTCTCGCCCCCTAGGCGAACTTCTTACAGAGGCAGGAGTTACTTACTTAGATTTCTTTTGTTTAGATGTTGAAGGTGGAGAGTTAGAAGTTCTTAAAACAATGGACTGGACTATTCCTGTCTATGTAATGTGTATCGAACTCGACGGACACAACGAAGAGAAGGATGAAGCGTGTAGAGAGGTGCTGAGAACTAATGGCTTTATTTTTGAACAGAGGATGTGTATTAATGAGTTTTGGAGAAACCCTCACTACGATAGGAGAGACCTCCTCTTTACGCCAGACCAAGAGCCAGAGGAACAGCGACACCTATGCATGGAGCCGCATTGTATTCCTGAAATTCAGGAAGGATTAGAGAGTTATGCCCAAAAATAAAGATGATATTAAATTAAGTATCCTTATCTTATCCATCCCTAGCAGGTTTGATATTGTAAGGCCCTTGATTGAGAAGCTACTGAAACAGATTGGAGAGAGAGAGGATGTAGAGATTCTGTCCTTGATGGATAACAAATCTCTCCATATTTGGGAAAAGAGAAATGAGCTAATGAAGATTGCCCGAGGGACGCACCTCACATGGTTGGATGATGACGATGATGTGTCTGACGAGTATGTTTCCAAGCTCACAGAAACTATTGAGAGTAATCCTAATGTGGATGTCATTTCTTTCGATCAAATGTGTTATTTAAACGGCATGGAGGCGAGAGTTTTTGCCGAAATGGGAAATCCTCATGAAGATGTTCTCCCAGACCCAAATGATCCTACCAAGTATGGAGATACTCTCAGACCTCCTTATCACTGGTGTTGTTGGAAGACTTCCCTCGCTGCCTCAGAGCCGTTCAGAGCGTCCTTCTCGCATGGGGACAGAGGACAGTCCACCGAGGACATTGATTGGCTTACAAGGCTTTACCCCAAAGTAGAGGAGAGTGTTTACTTGCAGGGTCATTACCTTCATATTTATAGGTGGTCTAACGAGACAACGGAATCAGTACTGTGAGAGCCTTGATAAATCAAAAGGTGGGATTGGGAGATATCCTCTTCAGTATCCCTATAGCCTTTGAACTTCTAAAGGATTATAAGGAAGTTATCTGGCCTGTAAGTCCTCCTTACTTGTGGTTAAGGGATTACTTCCCCAACATATCATTCGTATCTAGTGAAGATTACGATTGGTTACATGATTTTGGAGATGAGCTTTATAGGAGTAGCCCACAACAGCACGAACTGAATTCTATTCCATATCCTGAACACCTAGAAGATGATTTAAAGATTATCAATCTTAGGTACGCTAATGTAGACCATAGATCAGAAACATGTATGGTCGATAAGTATAAGCTGGTAGGATTAGATGTTAGTCTTTGGAAAAGCCTATTTTGGAAGAGAGATATTAAAAAGGAAGCTGAGTTGTACAAAAAACTAAATCCTTCAGATGTACCGTATAACCTAATAAACAGAAACTCCGAGTATCCTCCCAAAAAAGGAACCATTACTGTAGATAACGATATGTTAAATGTAGACATGGAGATAATAGAAGGGTACACCCTGCTAGATTGGGGACTACTGATTGAGAACGCTGCTAATATCCATACTGTCTCCACTGCCTTAAATTATGTGGTGGAGGCTATAGGAAATAAAAAACAAGGATGGTTTGTCTATCCTAGGAGTGGGGATTCTAACTTACAATATGTAAGCTTCCTATCAGATAATTGGAGTAAGATTTTATGAGCATTGAAACTATTAACTACAACGGAGAGGTTTATCCATTATTTCAGACAAAAGGAAACGCCTCCCAATTTGCTATACCCTATGCCAAGCTCTTGTGCAAAGGTAACGGTGTTGATGTGGGATTTAGCAAAGAGGAGTGGAAGTTACCCGAAGCCCTTGGAGCGGATATACAGGACAGCAGTAACCCATACCACGCATATAATCTCCCACCAGACTTAGATTACATCTACTCCTCTCATTGTCTAGAACATTTAGACAACTGGGTTAGCGCAATAGAGTACTGGTCTGGATCACTTAATACTGGGGGTGTTTTGTTTTTATACCTGCCACATAAGGATCAACAGTATTGGCTACCTTGGAATAATAGAAAGCACTTACATACTTTAGATGCTACAAGTATTGTATCTTGTATGGAGAGTTTTGGTTTTGAAAATATTCATTACTCAGAGAGGGACTTAAACCACTCATTCATGGTAGTAGGGGAGAAGGCATAATGGGTAGTTTACAGAGGCACGATGTACATTCTATAAGGTGGGAAAATTATGAAAATAAATAATATGAATAAAAATGAACAACAATTCGATGGGTATTCAACACATCTCTCTCTTCTTAAATCATTGCTTTCTAAAAACATAGATTCTGTTTTTGAATTCGGTACTGGCTTATATAGTACCAAACTGTTTTTAGAAAACTGTACTAGGGTAATTGCTTGCGAGATGCAGTCGGAGGACTGGTACAACAAAGTTAATGATGAATTTAAAGACCATGATAATGTTGAGGTTCTTTATATGCTGGGACCAGACAAAGCTATTGAATACTTATCTGAAATAAACTCACGATTTGATTTGATCTTTGTTGACGGCCATGGAAGTAGTCGTTGGAAAGCTATTAATGAAGCTTCTAAGTTTACTGATTTGATTGTTGCTCACGATACGGAAACTAGCAGCTATAATTGGCACCTTGTTGATCTGGGGGATGAATGGGTAAGAACTGACTACAAAGAGTTTGACCCTTGGACTACTACTTGGGAAAAGCAATGATAATAAATAAAGCTTTTATGTCCGTAGATGACAATCCTCTTTACTCAGATTTTTGGGAGCCTGTATCAAAGGTGTGGAAGCTGCGTTTTGGCATTACACCCCATCTCATTTATTTTGGAGAACAAGACTTAAGTGAGGAGTGGGGAACGGTAACTAAGGTTACTCCTGTAAAAGGTATCCCTATTCACTTTCAAACACAGTGGGCTAGGTTCTGGTTTACTTCACAGGAGGAAGACTCTGTGTGCATTGTTTCAGACATTGATATGTTTCCCATTTCACGGTATCATTTTGTTGAACAGATCTCTAATTTGGATTCTAATAAGTATGTCCACCTCACGGGGTCCCATAGACCTATTCCCGTATGTTATCATGTAGCGAAGGGGGAAGTATTTAAAAAAGTATTGAAGCTTGATGACACTTTTGAAGCATCCTGCAAACGGGTGTGGGGTTCTTCTATAGCCCTTGGTTCCCACATGGGGTTCTCACGCTGGGGGTTAGACGAAGCTTATACTACTCAAATGCTGGAGGGTTATGTGGGGAAGGATTTACTTCTATTACCTAATTATGTTGGACCTCGCTTAGATCGAATAGCATGGGACCATACTTATAGTGAAGATTATTTTACCCTTAAGAAGTATATTGACGCTCATAGCCTTAGACCTTACGCAGAACACCGACACACCTTAGATCACTTAGTCACCACATTAATATCATGAAAATTTTACTAACAGGTGCTAACGGACTGGTAGGGTCCACAATTAATGCGGATGTTAATGTAAAAGGAAAAAGTGATCTTGATTTAACCAACTTTCAAGACACTCTGAATTTATTCCAGGAAACTAAACCAACTCATGTTATTCACACAGCAGCCAAGGTCAGAGAGGCTGTAGAAACTATTGCTAAAGTTATGGGTTTTGAAGGAAAAATTATATTTGATGACAGTAGGCCTGATGGTCAGTTTAGGAAACCCACCTGTAACATAAGGCTTATGGATTTCCTTCCTGAGTATAAATTCACACCCTTTGAAGAGGGGATAAAGCAAACCGTTGATTGGTTTGTCGAAAATTACGAGACTTGCAGAAAATGAAAAGAGCTTTAATAACAGGAATTAGTGGACAAGATGGTTCTTACTTAGCAGAACTATTGCTTAGTAAGGGGTATGAAGTGTGGGGAGTATTGCGGAGACACTCCGTACCAGAAAACCAAACCAGTAGACTAGAAGAGATAGGTATACTTGATGATCTTAACCTAGTGTATGGAGACATGACTGACCTCCCATCCTTACTTCATATCTTAAAAGAGGCCCAGCCAGATGAGATTTATAATCTTGCAGCGCAGTCCCATGTAAGAGTTAGCTTTGATCAACCTGCATTTACTACTCATACAGATGCCGTAGGGGTACTTAACTTGTTAGAAGCTATGAGGTTAATGTGCCCGAACGCTAGAATGTATCAGGCTGGCTCTTCAGAGATGTTCGGTAATGAGTGTGATGAGGATGGGTACAGGAGAGAGACAACGCTTATGCGTCCTGTGAGTCCTTATGGGTGCGCTAAGTTGTATGCCTTTAATCTGTGTAGCACCTATCGAAGTTCTTACAACCTGTTCATTGCAAACGGTATTCTGTTTAATCATGAATCACCACGAAGAGGATTAAACTTTGTCACTAATAAAGTAGTGGATGGGGCTATTAAAATTCATTATAGAAAAGAACAAGAGTTAGCTCTAGGTAATTTAAATGCTACAAGAGATTGGGGTCATGCTAAGGATTATGTTAGAGCTATGTGGATGATGCTTCAGCATGATAAGCCTGATGATTTTGTGTGTGCTATGGGAGAATCATATTCTGTTAGAGATTTTTGTGCTGAAGTTTTTGCAGAAGTTGATCTAGACTATAGAGATTATGTTACTATTGATAAGAAATACTTTAGACCTACGGAGCTTACTGATTTGAAGGGAGACTCTACGAAGCTAAGGGAAACATTAGGCTGGAAGCCTGAGTATTCTTTTAGTAGTATGATTGAAGAAATGGTAAAAGCTAGACTATAATATAGCATGAAAGTAAAGTTCACTAAAGTACACCCCGAGGCTGTGATTCCGACAAAAGGCACCAAAGGTTCTGCGGCATATGATCTGTATAGTGTAGAGAATGTCTTTATTCCCGTAGGTGAAACTGTAATGGTTCGCACAGGGTTGGCTATGCAAATTCCTGATGGTTGGAAGGGGGAGATTTATTCCCGAAGTGGTTTAGCCCATAAGGGGCTCGTTGTGGCTAATTCTCCAGGGAAGATCGACTCGGATTATCGGGGAGAGATCCTAGTTATTTTGCATAACAATAGGAGTGTAGATATAATTGGGGTAGAAGCAGGAGACAGGATTGCACAGTTTGAAATTAGTCCTGTTCACGATATTGAGTTTGAAGAAGCTAAGAACTTAAAGATTTCATTTAGAGGGGAGGGCGGTTTTGGCTCGACGGGCAAGTAAACATCAAACGGTTACTTTATGCATGATTGTAAAAGATGAGGCTGAAGTAATAACCCGTGCTTTTAATTCTGTAAAGCATATTGTAGATTACTATTGTATCTGTGATACGGGTTCTACAGATAATACGGTACAAGTAATTAGGGATTACTTGAAAGAGAATAATCTTAAAGGCCGGGTTCATCAGCGTCCGTGGGTTAATTTTGGACATAATAGAACAGAGTGCCTTCAGTTAGCTTCAGGCATTTCTGATTATAATATGACCTTAGATGCAGACGAGGTTTTTTGTCCCTATGTGGATGGAAACCTTAAAGTAACTTCTATTGTAAAGAGCCTTCCTAAGTTCAAAACAGATAAAGTAGAAGTAACTACGAGATACGGAAGAATTAAATATCAGAGGGTACAGTTTGTTAAAGATGCTTTGGGGTTTAAATGGTATCAGCCGTTGCATGAGTATGTGCATTCTCCTAATGCCTCTTCTGTTAGCACTTTAGATAATGTAGCAGTCTACCCTACTCAGGATGGTGCAAGAGCAAGAGATAAAAATAGATATGCTAAAGATGCTTTAGTATTTGAAGAATGGCTCTTAGATAACCCCGAGGACGGTAGGGCTTGGTTTTATTTATCACAATCTTATAGGGATTCAAAACAATATAAAAAAGCTTTAGAATCTATTGAAAAAGTTATTCAGTATAGTGGTTGGGATGAAGAAATATTTGAATCCCTATTAAGAAAAGCTAGACTAAAAATGATGCTACATCAGTTGGAGGTTAAACAGGCTATCCCCAATGAGAAATCACTTGAAAAGTTGGTGGGCTATTTCTTGACGGCTTATCAGTATAGACCAACTAGAGCGGAACCTCTTCATGATATTCTTCAGATTTACAGGGTGTGTGGGCAATTTCATCTAGCTGTAATGGTGGGTGAAGTTGCAGTAAAGATACCTGTTCCTGCGTCTGAATCCCTCTTCGTTGAGCCTGATATTTATGATTTTAGAATTAAAGATGAGTTGTCTTTAGCTTATTTTTATATAGACAGAATAGAGGATAGTAAAAAGCTAACACAGGAGTTACTTGATAGCTCGATGACTCCTGAAAAGGAAAAGGATAGGCTGAGAGAAAATATTAGGTTATGTGAGGAAAAGTTAAATGGATGATGATCACCCGATGAGGTTAGCAATTGAAGAATCAAAAAAGTCTAGCCATCGCTATCCTATTGGAGCAGCTATTGTAAGGGGTAATAAAGTTCTCTCTAAAGCTTTTAATGTTAATAAAACACACCCTAAATATGGGTCTGGGAAATACCAAAGACTCCATGCTGAGGGGCACGCTATTTACAGAGCAGTCCGTCAGGGGATTGATCTTAGTGGTGCTTCCATCTATATTTATAGAAGGAATAACACCTTGGCAAAACCTTGCCCATGTTGTATGGGTATGATTCACCAACACGGTATTAAAGAGGTAATATATAGTGGGAGCTAAAACAAGAGTAGAATATGTTTGGTTAGATGGGAGATCCCCTCTCCCCAAGGTGAGAAGTAAGACCCGTTTCATTGAAGCATTTGATGCGGAGTTCCCCTGCTGGAACTTTGATGGAGGGTCAACAGAACAAGGATCTCTGGAAAACTCTGATAGATATTTAAAACCAATAAGAACTTATAGTGATCCTTTTCACGAAAAGGGTTTTTTAGTTTTCTGTGAGGTATGGAATTATGATGATACCCCTCATGAGTCTAATACTAGATGTAATTTAGTAAATCTAGTTAAAGAAAATGAGGAGGGATTTTTAGTAGGTTTTGAACAAGAATTTACATTAATGAACCCTGAAACTGGGCAGCCGTTAGGTTTTATTCTTCAACCTACTGAGCAAAAAGATTACTACTGTGGGGCTGGAACTATGAATGTTGTCGGTCGCTATCTACTGAATGATTTTGAACAGCGTTGCCAAGAAGCAGGGGTAGATTTAGATGGTATCAACGCAGAGGTTATGCCTGGACAATGGGAATTCCAGACAGGAGCGCAAGATCCTTTAAAGTGTTCTGATGATCTGTGGGTAGCAAGGTATATTTTAGAACGAGTATCTGAGTTCCACTCCGTAGTAGTTTCCTATGACCCCAAGCCTCACCCAGAATTTAATGGGGCGGGATGCCATACGAATGTATCTAATTCCCAAATGAGAGAGTGCTTTGGTATTAAAGAATTTGAGGAGCTAATGAAAGGTTTAGAGGTTGACCACCATGAGCATATCAAAGTGTGTGGGAATAGGATAGAAGCTAGAATGACAGGGGAGTGTGAAACTTCTGATTATAAAAAATTTACTTTTGGGGTTGGAGATCGAGGAGCTTCGGTAAGAATTCCTAAGGCAGTAGCTATGGAAGGTCACGGTTATTTTGAAGACCGCAGACCTTGTGCTAATATTGATCCCTACAAGGTTCTTTGTTCATTACTCTCTTCTATTAATAAAAGTTATGTCTGGTCTAAAGTTTAGTTTAATAACCCCCACTCATTCTCCTAAGTTTTTAAAAGAGCTTTATGCTAGTATCAAAAAACAAACTTATAAAAATTGGGAATGGATTATTTACACTAATAATGGGGTTACAGCTAAGGATATACCTTATGACAAATATTTAAATGTACGGGTCTATAGCGATGATGGGTCAAGTGAGTTTTGCACTAATGTAGGGTATCTTAAGAAGGAAGCTTTTAGCAAAGGCTCAGGAGATGTTTTAGTGGAGGTAGATCATGATGATCTCCTACATCCCAATTGTTTAGAGGAATTAAATAAAGCTTTTCAAGATGAAGAAATAGGCTTTGTTTATAGTAATAATGCTAAACTGGCAAAAGATTTTGTACCTTATACTCCTATAAATGGGTGGACATTTAATAAGGTTTATTGGGAGGGGAAAGAACTCTTTTCCATGAATAGTTTTAAACCTAGTAGCCAAGCCCTCTCCTTTATCTGGTATTGCCCTGATCATGTTCGTGCGTGGAGAAAATCTGTGTATGAAGAATTAGGAGGGCATAATAAAGAATTAAGTGTTTGTGATGATCATGAGCTTTTAATTAGGACCTACTTAAAAACTAAATTTTATTATATCCCCAAATGCTTGTATATTTATAGACATTTAGAAGATGGAAAAAATACTTATCTTACAAGAAATGCTGAGGTTCAAACGACTACTGTAGATCTACAGTATAAGTATGCGTATAAATTAGCTGAGAGAGATTGTGAACTTAAGGGACTAATGAAGATAGATTTAGGTGGGGGGTTACATGGCAGAGAAGGGTATACTACGCTAGACAAAGAGGGTGCTGATATTATCTGTAATTTAGATGAGGGTATCCCTCTTGTTGACAATAGTGTGGGGGTATTGAATGCCAGCCATGTGATTGAACACCTTAAAGATCCTATCCACACTATGAGAGAGATTCATAGAGTTTTATGTCACGGGGGATGGGCTATGATAGAGGTGCCTAGCACAGACGGGAGGGGAGCGTGGATGGACCCTACTCATGTTAGTTATTGGAATGAGAATAGTTTTCTTTATTATACCGCCGAGGCACAGGCTCAGTACATTAGAAATAAAGATATAAAATTTCAATCCTTTAAGTGTGAAACTTATTATCCTAATAAATGGTATAAAGATATGAATATTCCGTGTGTTGTTGCTTATTTATCTTGTGTTAAAGATGGCGAACGCTTGCCCCATCAGTTGAGGATTTAGAATGAGTATTGGAATTATTACTTGTGTATATGGGGATTTTGATGCTCTCTTCCCTTTGCCTCCAGATCATGGGTTTGATGAGGCTGTTTGTGTAACAGATAATCCGAGATTATGTGTAGAGGGTTGGACAACCGTGCTTTTCCCTCCAGTATACCCTTCGATGGGTATAGCTGCAAAATTTCCTAGATGTTTTCCTGAATTGTTTCTCAATACTGATTCTAGTGTGTGGATAGACGCATCTTTTAGGATAAAAAGTTATGATGAATTAACGGCTTTTTTAGACCCCCAACACATAATACTTAGGAAGCCTTCGGAAGAACATCAACAACGGCAGGAGGTTCCCTTATATGAAGGCCAAAACTACACGGAACCTCTTTCTTTTAAAGAGTGGGCTCTTCAACATTTAGAAAAGGGAGAGATTGTTTTACTTAAACATCCAGAGGGGAGAGATTGTGCATACCAAGAAGCAAATCATGGTAAGAGGTTGATGTGGAAGCCTAAGTACAGAGAGTATCCCTTGGACGAGCAGGTTGTTGCATATAAGGAAGATGGAATGCCTTCTAACAATGGGTTATGGGCAGTAGGGTACATGGCGAGGCACCATTCTGCAACGGCATATGAGCTATCCTTAAAGTGGTGGAAAGAGATTTTAAAATGGGGTCCTCTGTGTCAGGTTTCATTACCCTATGTTTTATGGAAACACAAATGGTCTCTCTCTGCCCCTTTTTATAAAAAAATAGTGGAGTGGGAGCAGTTCAATGGGGGTAATGTATTTGGGATAGCGAGCGATGGGATTACCCCTTTAATTAAATATCATCCTTATTTAGAGAACTATCAACATTTGACTGAGTTAGAGGAAATAATTCAAATAAGTCAAGAACCTACCTTGTCAGTAATAGTTGTAGATAATTTTTATAAGGATCCTGATAAGGTTCGAGAGGTGGCCTTAGAATCTGAGTTTATTGAAGATTTGAGATATTATAAAGGGAGAAGATCCTTTAAAAATTATCGACCTTTATCTATTAAAAGAAAGATAGAAGACCTACTAGGAAAAAGAATAACTGATTGGGAGGGGCAGGGGCATAACGGAAAATTTCAATACTGTATAGCCGAAGATCCTGTAGTGTATCATTGGGATAACCAGAAATATGCAGCGATAGTATTTCTTAATCCTGATGCTCCATACGAGGCGGGGACTTCCCTTTTTGCGTCTAAAAGTACTAACAGAACCCATAGAGATGATACTACTTTAGAAGATCCCTTTGGAGGGGGTTTTTATGATAAGACTAAGTTCAAGTTGGTTGACCAGATTGGAAATGTTTACAATAGAATGATAATTTTTGATGCAGGATGCGTTCATGCTGCAAGTGAGTATTTTGGAACAGATGTAACTAATTCAAGACTGTTTCAGATTTTTTTCTTTAATACTGAATAACAAAAAAGTCAAGTCTAACTATCATAAGGTATGGATAAGGATGTACTGAAACGCTTGAAAAACGCAGGGTTGTTGTCTGAGCAAGTGCCTGATCTGGGCTTCGTAGGGACGGGGAGCTATGCTCTCAATAAGATAGTTTCAGGGGACTACAACAAAGGGATCCCTGTGGGAATGATTACTCAGTTTATTGGGGAGTCGAGTACCGCTAAGACTGTGTTTGGGACTCACATTCTCAAGGAGGCACAAGCTGCTGGCTACTACTCTATGATGGTGGATAGTGAAAATGCATACAACCCCAAGTTTGCTATGCATTTGGGAATTGACCCCAAGAACCTGATCTATGCTGCTCCTGAAACTTTGGAAGACTGTTTTCAAGTTATCGAGGATACAATTCTTGCCATTAGAGAAACAGATAAGGAAACACCAATTGTAGTTGTATACGATAGCATCGCTGTCTCACCCTCAAAATCAGAATACGAAGCCGAAACCTATGAGGGTAACAATATGGTTGGAGCTATTAGGGCTAAGTCTACTGGCGCGTGTTTGCGTAAGATGAATCCATTGATGAGGAAGTATAAAGTTGCCCTAGTAATCATTAACCAAATTAGAAATAAAATTGGTGTTATGTATGGAAGTCCTGATACGGCAGCCGCAGGGGGCAAATCATTAGAGTATTACTTGGGTGTAAATTTGAAATGTATTTCTAACAAAACGAGTGATCTAATTAAAGACGAGAATAAGAATGTTATTGGTATTCAAGGAAAACTACGCAACACTAAGAATAAGTGTTCCATCCCTTTTAAGGAGTGTGAGTTTGAGTTGATGTTTAATGAGGGTTTAAATCCCTACACAGGAGTCTTGAAGCAGATGGAAATTGATGGAGAGGTAGAGCGAAACGGGGCATGGTATACTGTGAAGGAAGGGGGCAAGAAGTTCCAATCTAAGGAATTTGTGAAAATGATGCAACCCCCTATAGATGAAGGGGTTGAGCCTCTTGCGAAATTTTTAGAGATTTAGGGTTGACATTCGCAGAAAACTTGCTATAATAGGGCACGAAAGAAGAAATCAACGATGAGCAACAACAACAAACAAACGGATCGAACTTTTGACATCCTCTCAGACTTGATTGATGAAGTCTTTTCTAACCATTACAATAAGGAAACTAAAATGGAATCTGAAATTAAACCCGCTCCCGATAAGGAGCATTTCCCCAACCTATATGAGTCCATTGAGGACTATACTGCCCAGACTGGCAAGCGATTCCGCATGACTAAAGAACAGAAGTCCCGTAACCTGTCCCGTGAACAAGCTTTTGCTGAAATGTACCTAGGAGGTAACTAATATGATTAAGAACGAAGAACTACTGCGTACCTGTGCCCCTGCGGCCTTTGCAACGACTCCTGAGGAGGGTAGGGTATCTGACCGATATACTTTCCTCCCAACTACAGACATTCTTGAGATCCTACAGGATGAAGGCTGGACGGCTTGGAAGGCCCAACAGGTGAATGCTAGGAAGTGGAGTAAGTCCCATGCCAAGCACATTATTCGCCTTCGCCATGAAGATCTGGATATGGAGTCTTTTGGTGTTGGGGATTCTTTCCCTGAGATGCTTCTTATCAATGCCCACAACGGGCTTGGTGGATACACTCTCCAAGGGGGTATCTTCCGTATGATCTGCTCTAACGGTATGGTAATTTCTGAATCGGACTTCGGTAAGATTCATATTCGCCATATCGGTTTTGAGGCGCAACAGGTAAAAGATGCCTCTCGTAAACTGGTCATGAACTCGTCCAGAATTGCAGACAAGATCGACAAATGGCAGAACATTGAATTGAGCCCCCGCTCCAGAAAGGATTTCTTTACTGATGCCGCTCAAATTCGTTTCGGTAAGGCTACTACGGAGAGTATTATCCTAGAAGTATCGCAACCCCGTAGAGAGGCAGACCGCAAGAATAACCTTTGGACTACTTTTAATGTGGCTCAGGAGAACATTATTCGGGGTGGATTCCGTAACGGAGGTACTAACCGTATGGTGCGTCCCATTACTAACATCCAAAAAGATGTTAATTTTAACTCGGAGTTATGGGACTTGGCTAGTACATATAGTGAAGGCTAAACGGTCCTCAACTAATTAATACGAGGAGGGGGGGAAAATTTTTCCCTCCCCATATACCATCATGCATGATACTTTTGATTTTCAAGAACCACTAAATGAAGAACCTGACGGTACTTACATTACATGTGGACAAATGCAATTTTTCCTTAATCGTGAACACGGGCAAGACTCGTTTTCCTCAGGTGATGAATATTTTATGGAATACTATAATCTCTGCCGTGTGTATAATACCATCTCTGATATTATGAATACTGACCCAGATGCGGCTATAATGTATTGGGACGATAAAAAAGAGATTGTTTCTATGGGGTTCCCAACAGACGGGGCAGTAGCTAAAGCTTTAGCTAAAACCCAACCTTCTGTTTTGTATGATTGTGAAGAGGGTGAGGAGGACTTCGGCTTCGGCTTGATGGACGAATAGGAGTAATCATGGGCAGAACAAATCGCTACGAGAAAGATTGGGGGGGACTCCGCAAGAAAAAGGATAAGAAAAAAAAGAGGACTAAACAAAAGCCTCTTAAACAATATAAGCCTCACGATAAAGTTGATGAGGATGAACGAGAAGTAATTGCGTATGAAGACGAAATCCACAAAAGATATTCCAATAAACCCGTTGGGGGTTTTTGATCCTGTGATTCCCTGTGCGTGGATTCCAGATCGTGAAGTTAGACTAAGTGAATACAATAAAATGGTAACTCACTTTGTTCAAAATTATGCTAAGGAAAACTCAGATGCCAAGCAAATATATCCTAAAAAATTCACCGATAGATAAGAATAGAATACAGAAAGTATGTAAGAAAGTAATTGATGAAGCTAACGAAGACAGAACCCTTGCTTTAGACACTCATAGATTCTTTCGCCAGATGTTAGACGAGAACCCCCAAGATGCTTCAGCAAAAAACTTGATGGTAGATTGTCTTAAGTTGGCACAAACTTCAAAAGCAAGCACCCTTAAAGTAGTGGACCTTCTAATTAAATTAGAAGCGGCCCAAACGAGAGGGAATGAAAAACTAGAAATGGACTCTTTATACTCTCAGTTGGATAACCTCACAGATTAACTATGTCAGATCTAAAGTTTTACAAAGTAATTTGTAATGAAATTAATCTTGTTCTCCTTATTAAAAAGCTTTCCGTCCATGATGAGCAGCGAGCTTATTTTGCCGTAAAGAGGAAGATCAAGAAGTTAGAAAAACCCTTAACGATTGTGAGCTACATGCGTCACATCATTAAAAATTTCCTTTATGACTCGGAGGAGTTTTTCAGCAATCTCCCAAAGGATGATGAGGAGAGAATGGCTATTACAAGGGCTGTATACTTTTCCATCATTGAAGCTTATCCCCCTTTTGATCTGGGGTTTGTATGTGCTGACCTAAACAATGGCACCTTTTTGGAGGATATACAGCAAGTTATGGGGGCCGTGTTTACTCATGCTCAAGAGAAGGAGGGTCCTCCCAAGGGTTTAAAGGCTATCCGTACTCTTAGTGATGTATCGGGGTTAAACAAATACTTAAAAAAGAATTTGGTGGGACAGGAGGTAGCTATCAAAAGTCTTATAGATAGTATTAAGCTTATTGCAAGTGGCCTTTATAAAAATGCTTCCTTCTTTTTTATTGGTCCTACAGGGGTTGGTAAAACAGAACTCGCTAGACTTCTTGGTAATAAATATAGCGGTAACTTTTGGAAATTGAATTGTGCAGAATACGCCCAAGCACATGAGTATGCAAAGTTGATTGGTTCTCCTCCTGGCTATGTAGGTCATAGTGAAAATAGTTTAATGGCTGAGAAAGCTGAAAAAAGTAATCGCTGGGTAATCCTCTTTGACGAGATCGAAAAAGCTCATCCTAAGTTTTTTGATTTCCTATTGTCTCTTTTAGATGATGGCACAGTTACCGATAACATGGGAAGAGTGTTAGACTTTTCTGAGTCTATCTTCATCTTCACCTCTAATCAAGGTATCTCAGATGTAAGAGTGGGGAGATCATTAGGGTTTGGAAGAGAGATGGTGTCAGTTTCAGGATCTTCTGAGGAGATTACAGAATCAGTAAAGAGGAAGTTTCCTGTAGAGTTTATGAACCGCATAGATAATTATATATTCTTCAAAAACCTAGAACCGAGTCACCTTAAAAAGATTGCAGTACTAGCTTTGCATAATATTCCTATTAAACGACATAAGGCTCTCTTAGACTTCATTGTAACCAACGGGTATTCAGAAGAATACGGAGCCAGAAACATTAAGCGTTTTATCAAGAATAAGGTCGCCACAGTAATTGCTCAAGCGTTATTGGAGCGAAGACTTCCAAGTAAAAAGGGGGACCTTTACACACCTAAGATTATCAATAATGAATTGTCTTTGGTATGTTTAAAAGATGATAAGCTTAAAAACCAAGCCGCAGGGTAGGCTAACGCCTTTCGTGGCAGACTTGGAGCTTCGCTACTTACTCCTCCCAAGAAATTGGGAGGAGTTTTTTTATAAATAGCCTTAGCCCGTCTATAATAGTTCTGTGCGAATGGCCCTTAGCTCAGTTGGTGAGAGCATTCGTCTTATAAGCGAAAGGTCACAGGTTCAAATCCTGTAGGGCCTACCACAAAATTAAATGGAGATTTATGATGAAAAAGATGACTGAAAAATATATTGCTAAAGCCCTTGAGGGGTATGAAGCAAATTATGGAGCGATCTCGGAAGCTATCACAGGTATGGAAGAGCAACTACAGAACTACAAGGACCAGCAAGCTGAGATGAAAGAGGGTATTTCTGAGATGAAGGAGCTTTTGGGTCTGAGCGATGAGGAGGAGGATGGGAGCCCCGCTTCGCCCCCTTTGACACTTGTTAATGATGGGATTGAGTGAGGAGGTAGGGACGGTAGCCCAATCGGCAGAGGCAACAGACTTAAAATCTGTCAAGTGCGGGTTCAAGTCCCGCTCGTCCTACCAAATTAAATGTTTCCTGAATTAGATCGCCATCTATATAGAACTAGAAAGTAGAAAATGTTCTGCTAAAAAAAATACACCTACGGATTTTACACCTGATGATTTCCAATAACTTACTAATACATAACCATAACCATAAGGAGGTATAAAATGAATAAGTTTTTTATATGTGCGCTAACTGCGCTTACTTTAGGTTCTGTTGCACTTTTTGCACAAAACCCACAACCTAGCCCCCCAGGGAATGAAACTAGACAAGAAGCACCTCTTACAAGTCCTTGCTTTCTTTTCATGCAAGACAGTGCCTTCTTTACTGTTCCTTCTTTTCAAGGAGACCCCAACACTTTAATGGGTGTAGAGTTTCGAGATTTTTTGTCCGTTATGGACGGAAATTACGGGTTTGAAAACCTTACTAATATTTATGTTGGAAAGGTAATGACCCGAAGGTATATGGCTCACGCTGTTAGAATTCCAGGGAGTTCTTATCCATATGCTCTGACGCAACCTTCCATATCCATTCAAAGTCTCTCGGATGAAATTTTTCCTTTTGATGGTGTAATTGATGCCCAAGGCTTTGATACCTATAACTTTGCTTCTCCAGTTCCCGATGGAGATAGTGGTTACTGGGGTGGCGGGCTTAGTGGTCCTGTTTTTGATTCTCAAGGAAATTTAATTCCAGAAGGACAAGCACTGTTCCCTAGTTTACAGCTTTACACTTATGCTGCTGAAGGTAAGGCTTTCTGGAAGGGAGATAGAAGTGGAAAAGTTACATTAGAGTATCGTCCTTGGGGTTATTATTCCCATGACTATTCGCTTTCTGGACCTCTTCCTACGGGCCATTGGGAACAATGGGTAGACCATATTCATGGTTACATTCGTAGCATCAGGTCAATTGTTTATCAAGTTGACACTAATGATGATGGAATTGCAGACTACGAACAGGAGTGGTTGTTGTAGATTTTATAGAACTATACTAGTGATCGAGGAAGATTTTTATAAGTTTTCCTCGATCTCTTCTTGCAATAGCCCCAGAATAGCGTATAATAATCAGGGGTACTATGGGTCTAGTTGGGTAGTCAAAGCCTCTTAGACGGCTTCCTGTGGACCCGTTCGGACAATACTTATAGCAAAACATCTAAATCATGGCAAATCAAGAGAATTTGGATAAAACTTACATGAGAATGGCTGAACAGCTTTCTCAACTATCCCATGCAGAAAGAAAGAAAGTAGGAGCATTAATTGTTAAAGGAACGCAGATTATTTCCGAGGGATACAATGGAACCCCTAAAGGCTTTTCTAATGTCTGTGAACATTATAACTATAAAAGTAACCTCTTTGTTAAAGAACTAGTAACTCGCCCAGAGGTACTTCATGCTGAAAGTAATGCGATCACTAAGCTTGCAAGGTCTACAAACTCTTCTGATAAGAGTACTCTATATGTTACCTTGGCTCCCTGTTTTGATTGTAGTAAATTGATTATTCAGGCAGGAATCACAAGAGTAATGTACAAAGATCACTATCATAACAACGGTCTAGCCTTTCTTACTAAAGCGGGGGTAGAAGTTATTAACATTTACGATTATGAAGATAAATATGAAGCAAGCATATAGTTTCGATGATGTACTAATCGTTCCTCAGTACAGCGATATAGAGTCTCGATCCTTTTGCGATACAAGAGTGCAACTTCCTAAGATGCACACTATGAAGATTCCTGTGTTCGCTGCTAACATGGATACAATTTGTGGAGTAGACATGGCTGTGCAGATGTGTAAATTAGGTGGGGTAGGAATCATACACAGGTATATGAAAGCGAGTGAGACTCACAACCTGATTCACTCTTGGTTTCAGGAAACTCCTTGGGATGGTTGGGAGTGGGGAGAGAAGGATGAAAGAGTGCAGGAAGCCCTGACAGTTGCTGTTGGTAGTATTAATAAGGATAAGCAACGAATTGATACTGTACTGAAGCAAATTCGTAAAGGACTACCTATTAATATTTGTATTGATATTGCTCATGGTGACAGTAGGCATATGATGGATACTTTAACATACATCCATAAGAATACCCCCCAGAATAAGGGATCAATCATCGCAGGAAATGTATGCACTTTTGAGGGAGCTTCTCGTCTGTTTAGTTATGGTGCTGATATAGTTAAGGTTGGGGTGGGAGGAGGTTCCGCTTGTACTACACGCATTAAGACTGGGTGTGGTTATCCCCAGCTTGCAGCTATAGCTGAGTGTTCCGAGGCTGGACCTATCATCGCTGATGGGGGTATCCGTTATTATGGGGACGCAGCCAAGGCTCTTGCCGCAGGAGCAGATGCAGTTATGATCGGAGGGATGTTGGCAGGAACAGATTGTACTCCTAAGTGGGAAGAAGCCAGAGTTGGGAAAGATATGGAGTTTCGGGGCATGGCTTCTAAACGGGCTAGGGGGGCTTGTGATGGACTCACCGCTAACGCCGAGGGAATCTCCACCCAAGTTGTTACGAAGGCTAAGGGAAGCACAGAGAGGGTTGTAGGCAACCTTGTGGAAGGTCTCCAGTCTGCCATGTCATATTCAGGCTGTAAGACTCTTAAGGAGTTTAAATTGAAGGCTAAATTGGTACATGTTACAAATTCTGTGGTTGGGGAGAACAAACCCCATATTGAGGATTAGAAATGGATTTCGCAAAGATTGGACAGGAAGTAGGAAAGCTAGTATCCGAGAAACAAAAGGCTTACGGTGATTCGTTTGGAAGAAGTGGAGAATGCTTACGCCAAATGTTTCCTGAGAATATTAAGCCCCATCAGTATGACGATTTACTTACAATAGCAAGGATCTTGGATAAATTATTTCGCATAGCAAATGATCCTGACGCATTCTCTGAGAACCCTTACCAGGATATTGTAGGCTACGGTCTGTTGGGCATGAAAAGGCATGAAAAACGAAGTTGAACAGTTTGCTAGAGACGGGTATATTGTTTTAGACAATTTCTTTAATGAGGATGAGTTAGATCTTGCATGGAAAGAAGTTGTAATTAATTCTCGTAATTCGTGGAGTCTTGCTACACTCCCTTATAAGAAAGAGGATGGTTCTTTAGTCTGGAAACCTTACTACAGCCCCCTATTCTCAGAAAATACCGATGATATGAGAAAATGCATGGAGGTGGCTACGGAAACAGCAAAGACTTCGACTGGAATGTGTTATGTGTTTGTTAGAACTACTAGTCAAAATAATAGTAAACCTCTTTGTGATTTACTGTTAAGTAAGATTAATCTACTTGGTGAAATTACGGGAGAGCTATTGAATAATTTTCATGAGGTATTTGTATCTTGTTATGAGCAGGGGTGCTTTTTGTCACCACATACTGATGAATTCTCTAAGGCTGATCATATACCTAAGATTGCATTCGTTTTAAATTTAACAAAAGAGTGGAGATGGGAATGGGGAGGATTGCTCCATATATTAGATAAATCTCCTTGGGAGAAGGGGACAGTGGTAAAGGTTGTAAAGCCCTCTTATAATTCTCTTGCTATTTTTAAACTTCCTCGCTGGCATTTTGTTAGCGAGGTCGCTGCCTCTGCTGGTACGAAGAGGCTGGCTTTTACAGGTTGGCTAAACTTTATCCCAGAAACCTCTTGACATTCACGAAATTTGTGGTATAATAGGGTCATGAAGAAAGATGAGCTACAGTTTGGTGACCGCATCGAGGTCTATCGCAACCTTCACAAAGACTGCTTTTCCATTCGGAAGAACGGTCGAGTTGTGAGGTAC